CCCTGCATCGCTTGTTGGACTTCTTTGTTACAGAAGTACAGCGAACACAACCGAGTTGATTGAACACGTAGTCAAACACACCCGCCATTACTTGCGGACGCCATGCAGCACTGCTCTCTGTCGCACAAGAGATTTGACAGTCGTGACCTCGCCACTCACTAACCACTACACCAGCAACAAAAGCGCCGGTATCGTCAAGAATAGCTAAGGCCTGATACAGCCCGAATTGGAACTCTACGCCACACTTTTCAGCCACGTAGCGACCGACTAGTTCAGTGTTCTGTCCTGCGGGGACAACGATCATAGTAATCCGTCTGCTTTCTCGAATACATGCTCAGTCGAGTACCACTCGAAAGTGGCCCCTGCAATCTGACCAGTAAGCCAGTGCGAGGCCGCTACACCATAATCTCCATACGGAGCCATCCACTTTTGCGTATACGGACCATAACCCCAATAGTCTAAATCCCAGTACGCAATATCCCATACAGCACCGCCGCCCGATCCCAACGGATTAGGCTCTGTTACTGGCACGTTCTCCACAAAGTCTACTGACAGTCGCGAAGCAAGCGCAACCGGAGCCTCTGATTTTACTAGAAACTGTGCCCACTTGAAATGCTTACGTTGAGGTGTTTTAAAGTAATTGTACGCCTGCTTGCAAGTGAACGTAATAGGTTCAGCTACATCGTACAGCCCGCCGATTGTACGGATCGAACCATCCCACCTCCCGAAGTACATTTGCTTATTCATCATAGCAAAGCACTGAGCTTTCCATTCCTCGCTCTCGAATTTACCCCATGCCTGTGTAATCGTATTCATCACGAATTGATGATACATACCTGTCCGTACAGCACTATCCGGAGCATTCACTATAAGCATCGTGCCAGAAGGCCACAGTGCCATGCACCAACCAAACGTGTCGCGATACACATTATGATGAACTAGTATATCACCTAGCTTGCTTGAAAGCACCGTAGCTTCATAGCGCGTGTCCGCAACCTTACGGATCGACGAAAACTGCTGTACCCCCTCTGTTGTCAGTATAAGCAAGTCACCGGCATAGCCAAGCACACATTTCTTGCCAATAGGCTCCGCAGACCTGTATCGACCTACTATATTCCACGCCGCCGCATCGCCGGGATCAAGCCCATTAAACATCAAGCATTCACCACGGTTAGTAATGAATACTATGTAGTCATCAGGGCCATCACCAGCGTCCTCTGAGTAAGTCGCTATCGCTTGCAAATACCCACCGCCTTGAGATAGTTGCTGCAAATCAAACCACTCTAAAGCACCCTGTATTTGCCCCGGCGGCAAGTAGTAGAACCCAAGCCGATCTTTCATACCGAAGTAGAGCCGTAGCTTGTAGTTACATACAAAATTGATACCGGAAGCTAAATCACCAACAGGACCGCCGGGGGCAAAAGTAAAGACGAGATTAGTCAATACCGCACCGTTATACTGCATCGGTATATCAGCACCAGTAGTAATGATAAGGAACTGTGCAGCGTCCGCTACCGTACTGAACATCGTGGATACAGTCTGGTCACTGACTAGAGTATTCTTTAAATTAGTCTTTACATCCTTGACCGTCACGTTCCACACGTTCGGTCCTGCAAAGGCCAATAGCTTCTGTCCTGTACCGGATGAATATACATCCAATGACGATACAGGATTACCTACTGGAGCTTGATGTACAGAACAGCCCTGTCGCGTCTGAACAGTAGATGTATCAGGAAACATATTGATTAGCTCGTACGCATCTTCGGGAGCCATATTGGCTAATGCGTCACGACCATTAAGGCCACCTACCGGAGAAACAACAGTTTGGCTCTCGGACTTTTGAGACGTATTGACGTTGACGCCCTCGTAGAGCATACTACACTCCAATTACGTCAGGTATACGCCCTTGTGTAAGTGGGGCATCTCCAGCCCTCCCACCTACGGGCAGTTCACCAGTACCGAGATACTGTGCGATCCGCTGTTTCATAGTGCCTGCAAACTCAGCCATCTCTGCCGTGTAATCGAGGCCCTTCTTCTGCCGCCAGCGCCATGTCAGCGCAAGCTGGATTAAATCTTCATCCACCAGCGATACGTCTGTATCTGCATAGTATTGATTTAAAGGTGTCCCAGTAGCATCCTTGGCTATCATGTTTGTTATGTACATAAACACCAAGTCGCTGACACCGGCAGGCGTCGGCGCAACCACAAACTTGTTACCAACCGCATCTATGCGGAAGCCATCGCCCCAATCAATAGAACCATTAAGGGCCTTCCTGTACCACTGGATCGGAGTAAGTGACCCCTTAAGCTGGTAGTACTGGCTAGCGTTCACCGCGCTCGGTACAACCATATGATGAAAATCAGCCGGAAGATCATACTCGCTTTGGTTCGCTACCGTAACGAACGGGTGCTCGCGTATAAGAGCAGGCCAGCTATGCTTGAAAGACGTTGACTTTAAAGCAAGGTTCGCCAACGCCATGCTCTGCCGCATGTTCTGATCCTGCGACGAAGCTACAGCCGATACTGGCGACGGCCAGCCATTGCTGTCCATTACTGTCTTGACAATAGTGAACAGCGACATAGCCGTATCCTAGCCTAGAGTGATGTCAGCCAGCTTCCGCTCGACAGGCGCTGGCGGCGGTACACCCCGTGCAGCCGCAAGTTGTGTCTGTAGCTCAGTAACCTGCTGGTTCGACAAAGCAAGCGCCTGCTGTAGTCGCTGGTTCTCCGAGGTCAAGTTCGACACCTGATCGGTAAGCTGCGATACAGGCGCGGTAGCCTTCGCCTGCTCCAGAAACGCCTTAGCCTGCTCACGTAGCTCCCGACCCCCATGCCCGATATTCTGGAGGTTCCCGTCAGAGATACCGGCAAGCTGTTCGACCGAGTGGATGTTCAGCGAGCCAAGCGTTGCCGCGAGGCCGCGATCAATCCGGGGCCAATGCTTTAAAGGTGTTCCGCCAAGATCGCCAACGTCTTGACCCCGTTTAAAGCGATCAATCCATTCCTCGAACTCAGCATACTTGGTATACCGCTTATACAGCGCATCGGTCTTGAGTACTTCGCGAGACTGTTCAGCCCATACCCGCTCAAGTTCAAAGCTTGGGGTACTCGCCTGCTGCCCCGGCGTGATGACATCCACCATCAGTACCGTGTCAAAGATTGGACGACCGGCATACTTTGATGCACCCTCGTTCTTGGCGCTATCGTAATAGAACCGTAGGATCATCCCATCCGGTCCCCGCATCATGCCTTCTGTTACCGCCATGCCGTCCATTACAAACTCCTTTAAAGCTATGCCGTGGGTACGGGCAAGGAAGCCAAACCAAAAATCCCGTACCCACGACCTAGCACTTGGTCGGTGCTAGTCTTTCAAGACCCCTTGGAACATACGTCCCGAAGTGGTCATGTTACCGGCCCAACCAATGAGCTTCACGAACGCATCCTGATTGTTCGTGTAGCGGTCGGGGTTGAGAGGCACGTACTGCCGGTCGGTGTGCGGACGAAGGTATATGTAATCCGTATTCAGGAAATACATATGGTTGGCAGGACAGAACCCACCAATGCCGCCGTCGAACACAACGTCCGCACCCATATACCGGAGGCTTTCAAAGCCAGCCTGCGCCATCTGCGGCGAAGTAAACCGCTGGTTGGGCAGAAGGGCTTCCCAGTATAGAGTGTAATAAGCGTTGTCAGCCACGATCAAATCGGGCTTGTCGGTCCCGCGTACGAGACTGAGCCACATGAGGTTCATGTAGTGCAGCATGTTCGCAGTAGTTGCCGCCGCCGTACCGTCAGTAGTGGCGTCGAAGCGCCGGTTCTGCCAAAACGGCCATGTAGTGGCGTTGATGTTGCCGGGGTTTGCCGCCGCAGCATCGGACACAAGCAATTGCAAGCCACCAATGGACTTACCTGCCGCGACCGTACCGTCGCCGTATACCGCCTGCGCCATCTTGTTCTTCATGGTCTTTTCGGCGTTCTTGATCCGCGTTTCCAGTAGGTCGATCAGCTTGGGCTGACCACTGTTCTGTAGTTCCTCCAGACCAGACATCGTGACGGCGACTGCCGCCTGCTTCCAGTCAAAGGACGCGGCGCTGACAACATCACTGGGGGCGATGTTCAGCGTATCGTAACCCGAGTACCAAGTGAACGTGCCGTTCTCCCCGTATTCGAGTTCCTGCAAGATGACGCTACCGCCATCGGCAGGCTTGACGTTGCCTTTACTCTCCAGCCGGGAGAGCAAGGCGTTATTCTTCGTCACATTGTCCGCGAGCTTTTTGCTACGCTTTTCGAGCGTAGTAGTGACAATCTCGCTCAGATTGGGCGATGCCATAACCGTACCTTCCTATTGCGCCACGCTTTGGTTATATGCGTGTATGAGTTCTTCACGGAGGGTTCGATTTGCGTTAGTAGGCTGCGCGCCCGCATCCGCTGCCGGACCACCATTAATAGAGACGGCGACATTCCTCGCCCGTTGCGCTTCCGCTACAGCGGAGTTCTGTGTAGCCTTTAAAGTCTCTTGCTGAATACGATCCCGTATAGTGGGATTGTTAAACGTAGCAAAATCATATGCGGCTTGCAGAACGTCACGCTCCGGTAAATACGGCTGCTGCTGACGGATCAGTGTAACATGCTGCGCTATCTCGCTTGCTACTTCACCGAAATACGGACGTAGCGGGTTACCCTGCGCGTCTTTCTCATCGGTAAACTCTTGTACCAAACGCATATTCGCTGCCTGTTGCTGCTGCGAAGTATTCGTCGTAAATCCATGAATAGTGTTGCGTAGTTGTGCTATCTCCTGTTGCAAACCAATGAACGCAGGGTCAGACTGTGGCTTACCCTGCGCCGCTGCGTCCCGCTCGTCCAGTATCGCGTCGAGGTCAATTTTGTGCTGGTCCGCAAACCATAGCGTAAACTGACCGGGATCACGACCAGCGAAGTCTGACAAGGCAAAGAGTTGCTGTAAAGCAACTGCTGGCGGCATGCCATTATCTGCCCATGCTTGTCGCCGGGGTCCAATGACTTGCTCTATCGTGTCATACTCACCGAACTGAGCGGTACGTTGCATCACACCATCCATTGTACGCTCGATCCATTGTCGAGTTTCCGCCGGGAGGGCAGTGAACTGTTGTTTCTCCAATTCTGTAAGACCAGCCGCCCAAGGCGGTATTACAGGTGGAGCGGGCTGTCCAGTTTGAGCAGCATTAAAGGCTGCTATGTCTTCATTACTAGCGAAGCTACCATCCTTGCGGTGCCAGCGGTCCCCAACCTTTACTAACTGGGGGGCGTTGGGGTCAGGGACCACTGGCGCAGAAGGCGGGGGGCCATCTGCTTTGGGAGCCTCAGTACCTTTAAAGGCATCCGTGAGAGTGTCACGTAGCGACGGCGCAGGAGCCTCTTTCTCCCCTTCCGGAAGAACAGTAGGCTGCTCTACTACACCACGGTTTACATCAACTGCACCATGATCCGCAGGTACGCCATCACCCCGCGAATGCAGGTCGGTAGTGATATCAATGTCATCTACACCGGGCATACTTTAATGGCCTCCTAAACTCTGTATCGCATCCACAATATCGCGACCCGATACAGGGTTACTCTCACGTACCTCGGGCCGGTGCATGGCCCCTAATGGTATGTCACCAGCTTCTACTACACCATGTTTCCGCATGTGCTCTCTGTGTACAGAGCGGCTAGTGACATAACTGCCATCTAGCGGTGACAGGTACGGCTGTTTATCGGGCATGATAAATGCGGACTGCTGCCCTAGACCGTCCCAACTCCCGCCAAATTCAGGCAGTATGTAATTGTAACCATCGCAACCTTTATAGGTCTTGTATTTCGGTACAGACCGCGAGTGACCGCGTACAGATACATAGACCTTGCGGCCTACATACTCGCTATCAAACTCGTAGAGGTCATTCACCTGTAGGCTCCTGTGCGGCCTGTTCTGCGGCCTGTGCCTGAGCATCTTCTTGAAGGTCCAGCTTACGGTTCTCTAAAGTCTCCGTCAAGCCCCTGTCTATGTCTGCATCGGCCCTGTCCGCATCCTTGTCAGCCGCCGCCTGCATCTGTTCCCGCATGGCGTCCGCTTGCTCC